ATTGTCCCCATCTCCCACGAGCTTCTCCTGCAGCTTCTAGGGCCAGAGCTTCCCCCTGATGCAGTACTCATAGCCGTGCGTGATGATCCTTTCGCCGGCTGTGTGGAATTCCTGCTAGGGAGTGACTCGTTTCCCGAAGTGGGAGAGGGGTTCGTCGTTCCTAACGCAGCGTTAACGGGTGACGGCCTCACATGAGCAAGCGTAGCCGAGCGCAAAATAAGAAGCGCCAGAAGCAAGAGGGAAAGCTACGAGCCAAGAAGCGGCAGGAGCAGCAACAGACCGCGAAACGGCCGCGGGGCGGAGCACGGGGTTAAGCGTTAGAGATGCGCTGCTTCGTGGCACTGGGGGCAGAGCACGGCCAAATCGTCCAGCTCCTCACGCCCCAATCGCGCATAGGTCAAGTGGTGAACGTGCAAGTGTCCGCCGGACCCGCACTCCTCACACTGATACCCTGCGAGTTCTAGCATCTCTTCCCGCTTGGCTCGCCAGGCCGACGAGTTGAGGTATTCGCGGTAGAAGCTCACAGGCCGTCGAACTCTCCGGGCTTGATAGAATGTGGGTCTAGGTCCCGGAATCGGTCAATCTCCCCGCGCACCAATGCCGTGTAACGGCGCCTGCGAAGAGATTTCCGCTGGCACTTGCCGCACAGCCTTCCGGAATCTGAGAAGAGATAGCTTCGGTGACACGATGGACACATCATATCCTCCTTGGTCGGTACTCGCAGAGCGTGCAGATGGCCGGGTAGATGAAGACGCAGCCTTCAACGGGCAGGCCGCACCTATGGCAAAGCCTCATTCTGGGTCACCTCCTTCTAATCCCAGTTCCTTCTTCAGGACTACGATTTTTTCCGCTTGCCGTATCAGTTCCTTGCGCTCATTCACCGCCGCGATTAAGGCTTCTTCCGCTGCGGCCCGGTCATCGATGTCGCATAGCCTGCCTTCGCCGATAGTGGTCATTCTGGTCGCCTCCAGCCAAATCTCCATGAGGTCCGTGTTCATCATGTTTAGCTTGTAGGCTATGGCAGCGATTGCCTCTTTGAGCGGTTCCAATTCCGAAGACCAGCCTTGGCGTAGATGGCTCCAATCTGCCCAATCGTGCGGCAAATCAATCTCTGACAGGAGCCGCAACATGACCTCCGGCGAACCTCGTTGTTTACCTCTGACGATGCGGCTTAACGTGGCGTTATCGATCCCGACTCTGCCTGCTAAGGTTTGCTGATTCATTGCGAGGCGTCGCCGTAGAACACGCAGTATCGCGTCATAAGTCTCGTCGTCAATCATGGCGTAAAGAATATGATATAATGCCATTGATGTCAAGAGTCTAGACAACACAAGGAGGTCCACATGAGACCCTACAGATGCGGAAGGTGTGATAGTCGCCTATTCGACGCGAAGGGCCTGCGCGGCAAGATAGCCATCCGCTGCCGCAAGTGCAAGTACGTCAGTGAGTTCCTGAACGGACAGCTCTCTAACCCCGTGGTTCCTACCATCGTAGAGCGCCCTACTCCTGAGCAGCAGGTGGCCTTGATGGAGGAGCGCTGGCGGCTGAGTCGGCGGAAGCGGGCAGAGATGGCAACGGGCCTGCGGTTCGATGTGTTCCGTCGTGACGATTTCCGTTGCCGCTATTGCGGAAGGGGCATCAATCAAGGAGTGCTCCTTGAGGTTGACCATGTAGTCCCGCAATCTCGCGGTGGCGATGATAGCATGGACAACCTCGTAACCGCCTGCTGGCAATGCAACAACGGGAAAAGGGACAAGGTGCTGTTGACAATTCCACAGGCGTAGGCGTACACTCGCCTTAACTGAATACGGGCCAGAGCCTTCACCGGCCATAGAGCCTGCTTCCAGGTGTTCAAAGTGGACACCCGGAAACGGGCTTTTTCTTTTGCCCTGGAGGAACGAATGGACAAGTGGATAACGGCCCCGGTCGAGTTCAAGGACGAAGCTACCGGCACCGTCCAGGCCGCGTTCTCCGTCTTCAACACCATCGACTCTGACGGCGACGTGGTGAAGCCCTCCGCGTTCAAGGACGGCCAGGAAGTACCGATGGTGTGGTCGCACAAGTGGGACAACCCCATCGGCAAGGGCACCGTGAAGGTAGGCCGCAAGCAAGCGGTGTTCGATGGCGCGTTCTTCCTGGACACCGCCGCTGGCATGGAAGCCTACAAGACGGTCAAGAACATGGGCGGCCTTCAGGAGTGGAGCTTCGGCTTCCGCGTCCTGGAGGAAGAGGAGGGCGAGTTCGACGGAGAGCACGTCCGCTTCCTGAGGGGGCTGGAGTTGTTCGAGGTCTCCCCTGTCCTCGTCGGGGCCAACCGTGAGACCCGCACGCTGGCTATCAAGGGTGCGGTGCCCGACCTGAGCGGCCTCAAGGACATGATGAGCGAGATGCGCGGGGCGATGGGCTCGATGCGGGCCGCGATGGGGCGCATGGAGCGGGCGATGGGGATGGAGGAGGACAGCGCGGAGCCGGAGGAGGAGAAGGCTTCTGAATCAGCATCCAAACCGGGGGACGGAAAGCAGTTCTCCGATGACGAGGAGATGGTGGCGCGAGCCCAGATGAGGAGCGCGCTACAAGGCGAACTGGCACGATCATAAGGAGGTAGACAGTGGCAACAGCCACCGAACTCAGAAACGAGGCCCGTGACCTGTTGGGCCGGGCGATGAAGGCCCTGGAGGGCGACGACAAGACCGCGTACAAGCCCCTCTGGGACGAGTACCAGCTCAAGGACAGGGAGGCCGACGAGGCCGAGCAGCAGGAGGCCACCCTCAAGGCGGCCCTGGAGAAGTACGAGCCTGCCAGCGAAGTCCGCAACCCCACGGACGCGCTCTTCAAGGGGCAGGACCCGGCCGAGGCCAAGAGCGGCGTGTATCTCTACAAGGACGGGGCTACCGGCGACTCCTCGGAGAACTTCGAGGTCATCTCCTTCGCCAGTGAGAAGTCCGAGGGCTGGATCAAGGGCTACCCGGCCTCCGTCCAGCACCCGGCTATCCTCCGCCGCCTGACGCCCGAGCTGAAGGTCGCGGCGCAGCAGGAGAACGACGCCTTCGTCAAGTACATCCGCTACGGTCTGCGTGGACTGAAGGCCGAGGAGCGCAAGATCCTCATGCGGCTGCGCGACAGCGACCGCAAGGCGCTCCAGGAGGACACAGACAGCGAGGGTGGCTTCCTGGTCCCGACCGACCAGCGGACGGCGATTATCCTAGCGAGGGGCGTGGCCGGCGGCGTGACCCGCCCTATCAGCACCGTCCTCACCACTACCCGTGACGCCGGCACCATGCCCGCGTCCACGGACGACGTGACCTGGGCGGCGGTGGCGGAAGAGGCCGCGGCGTCCGAGAGCAACCCTACGCTGTCCGAGGTCGCGTTCACGATCAAGAAGTTCATGCGGATCAACAAGGTCTCCTCGGAGCTTCTGGAGGACTCGGCGGTCGACATCGGTGCCCTGCTGACGGGGATGTTCACCCGGTCGCTGGGCCGCTACGAGGACCAGCAGGCCATCGAGGGTGACAACTCCACGGAGCCGCTGGGGCTGCGCACGACCGGCGCCGGTCAGGGCAACATCGGCGACATCACTGACCTACTGACCCTGGCCGGGCCGACCGTGGTGGAAATCCTGGCCGCGTTCTACGAGCTTCCCGCACAATGGCGGGCGAACGCGACCTGGCACACGACCAGCTCCTTCATGGGGCTGATCGCCGCCATCGGGTCCACCGCTGCCGGTATCCACGTCTTCCAGGAGCTGCTGAGCGCCGAGCCCAGCCCGCGCCTTCTGGGGCGGCCAATCGTGTTCTTCGACGGCACCGGCTGGGACAACGGGGCGGCGGTGGGTGCCAACGAGGAAGTCGGCGCCATCGGCGACTTCTCCATGTACTACTTCATCGACCGTGTGGGCATGAGCATCCGCCGGTTGGACGAGCTGTTCATGGCGAACGACCAGGTGGGCTTCGCAGCGCGGGTGCGCTACGACTCCCTGTTCGCCGAGAACGACGCCTTCCGCATCATCAAGGGTGCCGCCAGCTAGTGACGGCTAAAGGGGGCCGGGCCTTCCCGGCCCCCGCCAACTTGAAATAAGGAGGAAACATGGGCGCAAGAATGAGCCCAGCGCACAACCCAATCGCGGCACTGACGGCGGCTCCAGTGGGCGTCCCGATTTCGTCGGGGGCTGCCACGCTTGACGGCCTCGGCGTCGACCTTCAGGGGAAGCGCGGCTGCTACTTCGTTGTGGCCACAGGTGCCCTGACTGGTGCCGCCACGGTGGCCGCTTACGTTCAGGATTCCAGCGACAACTCGAACTTCACCAACGTCAACGTCACGACCTATCCTGACGCGACGCTGGCGGCCTCCAACGCCGCTAGTGGCGTGCGGGAGATGTGGGTCCGCAAGGACCAGGTGGGGCGGTATGTCCGGGCGCAGGTCGTGGTCGCTGCCAACACGGCGCTCACGAGTTGCGTCGCGGTCGCCTACTAACCATGCGGGTGCGGATTCTCCAACAGACCGACATCCGCCTCGGCGGTGACAAGCGGGCGCTATTCGACGGGCAGGTTTACGACCTGCCCGTCGACGCCGCCGAGCAGTTGATACGGGACGGCAAGGCGGTGAGCCTGGAGCCTACGTTTCAAGACGCTCCTGTTCACGAGCCTGAACGGATTGAAGAGAAGGCGGTCGAAGGGCCGCCGGAAGACAAGGCGCTGAAGCCGATCAGGAACAAGCGCCGCAGAAGGAGAGGGTAGCTATACGCCGCTCACATACTTGGCGACTCCGATCTGGCGATACTACGATGTCCGGGCGGCGCATTCCCTTGTGGCCGCCATCGCTACCCGCCAACCGGACGATGACATCTATTGGGAGACCATCGACGGGGACGCCCTGATCTCCCGCACCCGCTCCCTGCTGGCGACGAAGCTGCTTATTGAGCCCGCGCTGGCTGAGGCTGACGTCATGATGATCCTGGACGATGACGTCCAGTTCTGGCCGGATGATCTGTTCAAGGTCACACGGTTGGCGCGGGAGAAACAAGAGCCGGTAGGGGGCGTCTATGTCACCCGCTCTCGCGTCCCGCACCCCGCATCGCTGTTCTGGCCCAAGCAGAACGTCATGTTCGGCCCGGGCGAGCCGTTGACGGAGGTGCGCTACCTGGCGACGGGGTTCATGGCGATACCCCGGATCGTGTTCGAGAAGATGCTCGCTCACGAGGGGTTCAGGACCGTCCACGGCCGGGAGCCTATCGTCTACTGTGAGCAGGGTGTTGGCGATGCCACGATGTACGACTTCTTCCGGCCCTTTGAGATCGATGAGGGGCTGACGCTCCGAGAGGCGGGGTACGAGACCGAAGACAAGCGGGTCCACTACCTCTCGGAAGACTGGTCGTTTTGTGAACGCGCCCGCCAGTGCGGGTTCACCATCTGGTGTGACCCCTCCATCATCCTCCAGCACCGGGCGGTTGTCTCCGTGACGGTAAACGATCTGGGGGTCGAACACGGGATGCTTTCGGAGGAGGGCGCGCCGGGCCAGGGGCGGTCTGTCATGTACGTCCCTGGCAAGTCGCTGGGTGCGCAGCAAGAGGCTTTGGTGGCGAAGACATGAGCCTGAACACGAAGTCTGCGGCGCCTCTAGTCAAGGGCGGCTCGCGCTTCGCCAGGATGCAGGCGGCCGAACTGGAATGGTGGCGCAAGTACCTAGCCCATGAGACTGCACGGCAAAGGATGTACGCCCTCTACGGGGCGCGGTACTACCCGTTCTTCTGGCGGGAGATGAGGGAGGCTGGGGACACAGTAGAGATCGGCTCCGGCCCCCTGCCAGTCATGGACATCATGAACTGCCGCCAGATTGTGGCTCTGGATACCCTCGCTTACGAGGGGCTGACGGCTTGGCACATCAACACGGATATTACGATCCTCCCCGATGCTAGTGCCGACACCGTGCTCCTGCTGAACGTACTGGACCACACCGACGATCCGGCGCCGCTCGTGGCGCAGGCATACCGGCTTCTGCGGGACGGCGGCAAGGCTCTGGTGTTCGTTCACTTGGGGCCTGGGGACGATAAGCACATTCCGATTGAGCCCGGGGAGTGCGGACGCTGGATGGGCGTCTTTGGCGATGTCACGTCGCAGATAGCGCCTGCGACCGTTTACGACCCTCCGGCTTATGTAGCTGTGGCGGTGAAGCATGGGTAATTGGTACGCCACCAGAGAACAGGTAAAACGCGCCAGCGACATCAAGGGCGCGGAGAGTGACGCCCATGTTGACCGGCACATCGAGGCCGCCTCACGGCACATAGACCGAGTGCTAGGGTTGCGTTCAGGTGTGTTCATCCCCAAGACGCAGACACGCAACTTCAACTGGCCCCAGGACTCAGATGTCGATGACCGTAACCGGAACGGCTACACGCTGTACCTGGACGAGCACCTGCTGTCCATCTCCAGTGTGACCCGCGACGGCGATACGGCGACGGCGGTGCCGACCGCGGACATCTTCCTGGAGCCTGCGAACGAGGGGCCGCCGTATACCCGGCTGGAGTTGGACCGCTCATCCACCGATGCTGATGCGACTTTTGCGACGACGATCTCCACGACGAACCAGCGTGCTGTGCGCGTGGCGGGTTCCTGGGGCTACGGGAACGCGACCGAAGCGGCGGGCACAGTCGCAAGCGGCTTGGCCTCAGACGCCGCGGCCACGTCCTTCGTCTGCTCCAACTCGGCGCTGATCGACGTGGGCGACACGCTCCTGATTGAGAGCGAGCAGGTATTTGTCTCTGGGCGGGCGTTCGCGGCGCTGGGCTCCATCCTTGTGAACGACGCTGGGATCACGGCCGATATGGCCGATAACACGATCACGGTTGACGGCAGCCATGGCCTCGTGGCGGGGGAGGTCATTAAGCTTGACTCCGAGGAGATATACATCTCCAGCGTCGCCACAAACGTTCTGTCTGTCATACGCGCCTACAACGGCACGACACTTGCCGCCCACGCTGATGACACCGCTGTTCAGGTCGCTCGGACCTTGACCATTGTGCGGGGTCAGAACGGCACGACGGCAGCGACGCACGCTAACTCCACGGCGGTTAACAAGTATGCCGTGCCGGAGGACATCACCGAGTACGTCATCGCCCGCTCCGTTCACTCGCTGCACCAGGATAAAGGCGGTTGGACGGGGGCAATCGGGATTGGTGAAGGAACCGTTGAAATGCGGGGCAGATTGCTGGCCCAGATGGAGGCGGCTCTTGTGGTGAAGTACGACCGGCCGCTGGCGGTGGCGCTATGAACGTAACCGTTAAGGTCTCTGGCCCCTTCTTCCGGCTTGGTGCGGGGCCGGTGCTGGACTCGCTGTATAACGCTATCGTAGATACCACTATGAAGGGCGAGGGGCTGGGAGTGGCGATGGCGCAGCCACGAGAGCGAGGCGGAGTCTTCCATTCAGGGGTCTACGCCGCTGCTCATGGCTACCGCCACACCGGCCACTATGCGCGGTCGATCCACGGCGTTGTTGCCGGGTCGATCATGGGGCTTGGCGCGGGGGCAAATCGCTATCAGGGCATCGTTGTTGATTCCAACGTCGTTTATGGTCCGTGGCTGGAGGGCGTATCCTCGCGGAATCAGGCAACGCGGTTCAAGGGTTACGCCATCTTCCGGCGGACGCGTGACAAACTGCAAGGCTTGGCAGGACAGATACTTCTTTACCACGTCCGCAAGGCAATCGAGAGGTTGCGCTGATGGCCTTTGACCCGAGGGGTTTACTCCAGAAGACGCACAGCTTCCTGTCGGCGTCGGCGCGCTTTCCTGGCGGGGTGACCGTTGGGGAACCGAAAGCCCCGCCAACGGCCCTTGCCGCCGCTGTGTTCTTGTCGTCAGCCAGTATCCCGGAAACGACGCTCACCTACGCTCAGGGCCGACTGAACCTCATTGTACGCCTCTATGCTGACGCCTTTGCGGAGCCGCTGGAGAATACGGAGATGGTAATGGGCGCGGCGGTATTCGAGTTGATAGAGGATTTCTGCGGTGACTTCAACTTCAGCGACGCCAACGTGCGGAACCTGCGCCCTACCGACCTGACGGTGACCTTCGGCTACCTGCAGCTCGGCGGGGACGTGCAGAAGATGTTCCGCATCGCCGACATCATCATCCCGCTCGACGTTAATGACGTGGCGGTGTTCGCATAGGAGATTGAATATGGCTAAAGAGGTCGGCAGCGGCTCGTTGGCGGAGATGCTCTGTCGGGCGTTTGGTGTCGACGCGAGGGACTGCACCGAACTCCATCTGCACATCGTCGCTGGGCAGACCCCAATTCTTGAACTGGGCCGGCCCGCTGAACTCAAGGACGCCGCTTGCCTTCAGGAGTTAGGGCGTTTCAATCTCGTGCCGATTGAGGAGGAGTCTGATGGCTAAACAATCGGGAGGATTTGGAAGCGAGCCCTGCCTTACAGGATGCACCTGCAAGCGCCATTCCTACCCAGGCTTCCGGGGGCGTACTATGTCGCGACCCGGCAATCTCGTTCACGGCCATTCCGCGAAAGCGTATTCTCCGTCTCCAACTTACAAGAGTTGGCAGAGCATGAAGACGCGCTGCGCTTCCCGCGAGGGATATGGCGATCGGGGTATCACTGTTTATGAGCCGTGGGCTGAATCGTTTGAGTTATTTCTGGCGGATATGGGCGAGCGGCCCGATGGCCTTACCCTGGAGCGAATCAACAACGATGGCCCCTATGCGCCGTGGAATTGCTGTTGGGCTACGCCCAGCGAACAGCAACGTAACAAGCGGCCCATGCCGAACCAGCGCAACCAGTACATAAAGGCGGTGGCCTAATGGCGAAGCAGAGCGGTTTAGGGGACCAAATCTATGTCGGCGGCTCCGACCTTTCCGGCGACGTAGGAGCGGTGCAGACGATCCGCTCCTCGGTCAACCCGCTGGACGTGACGGCCATCGACAAGAGCGCGCACGAGCGCATCCACGGCCTGTACGACGGTGAGATCAGCTTCAATTCGTTTTTCAATGACGCCGCTCTCGCTGAACACGCTGAGTTGAAGCTCCGGCCCACGGCGGACACGCTTGTCTCCTACTTCCGCGGGACAGTTCTGGGCAACGAGTCCGCATGTCTGACCGGCAAGCAGATCAACTACGACCCGACGCGCACCGCCGACGGCGGGCTGATATTCACCGTGCAGGCGCTCTCCAACGGTTTCGGGCTGGAGTGGGGCAAGATGCTCACGGCCGGCAAGCGGACGGACACGGTGGCAACGGCGCCGGCGACGGGTGTCGACTTCAACGACGTGTCAACGGCCTTCGGGATGGCGGCCTATCTGCACATCTTCTCATTCACCGGCACTTCGGTGACTATGCGGATTCAGGACTCGGCGGACAATTCGAGCTTCGCCAATATCACCGGCCTGGGCGCGTTCACGACGGCCTCAGCCTCAACCTTCGAGCGCATTGAGACGGACCTGCTCACGCGGACGATCCGGCGCTATCTCAAGGTCAACACGACAGGCACGTTCAGCGAATGCACATTCGCCGTGGTGGCGGTCCGCTACTACGGCGCGGGTAGGCTTCTGTAAGGAGGAGTTATGGGTAAAGAATCTGGCTTGGGGATGACGGTTTCCGTCGATGACAGCGGCGGAACGCTGCGCGACATCTCGAACGACGTAACGTCCATCACGATTAACACCCCGTCCGGGGTGCAGGACGTGACGGGCGTCGACAAGAGCGCGATGGAACGGCTGCTCTTGCTGGGCGACGGGTCAGGCACCATCAGCGGCGTGTTCAACGACGCAGCCGCCACGGGCTCGCACACCGTCCTCAAGAACTACAGGACGATCCTGGCGGGCCAGGTGGGACGGACGCTGACGATAGCGATCAGCGGGCAGACGCTTTCGATGGAGGTCATCTTCACCAGTTACGACCTCAACCGGGCGGCGGACGGCTCACTGACGTTCTCGGCGCCGTTCCAGCTCTCCAATGGCACCGTCCCGGCCTGGAGCTAGGGCCGTGAGTAAGAAGAACGGGCGGTTCAGCGTCCCGCGCAAGACCTGTGTACTCGTGCTCACTGGCGACTATGAGGGCGCGGAGGCGCGCTGTCGCTTAGATGTGGGTATGGGGACATATCTTACGTTCCAGCGCCTAGCGGACTCGCAGGAGCCGGACAAGCTGGAAGAAGCCTGCCGCCGCTTCGGGGATGACGTGCTCGTCGAATGGAACCTGGAGGATGATGATGGGCGGGTTGTTCCTGCGACCGGAGACGGCTTCTTGGCGATACCGCCCGAGCTCGCGGTGGCGATGATCAGGGCGTGGTCGGAAGCGATGGCGGGGCTGCCTGCCCCTTTAGGCGAAGGCTCGCCCTCATCGGCGGAGGATTCGCCGGAGCCATCGATGACGGAGAGCGCGTGACTAAGCCCGCCGAACTCCTGGAGGCCGAACTGGTGGACGGGCTCTGCCAGCGCTGGGGCGTCCCACCATCAGTGGTGCTCCAGGAGGACGCGGGATACGTCCTGCAGATGCTGGCGATACTGGCTGAGGCGAAGCCACCGGAGAAGCATGGCTAACGAAGTCCGCATCCTCGTCTCCGCCGATGACAAGGCGAGCGGCACCTTCCACAAGGTTGGCGGCGCCTCTGGCGGCCTCTCACAGAAGCTCCGTGGTGCCCTCATGCCAGCGGTGGCGGTGGCCGGGGCGGCCTTCGGCGCTCTGGGTGTCGTTCTCGGCACCAGTATCAAAGAGGCGATGGAGTCCCAGAAGGCCATCGCCCAGCTCGAAGCCGTCCTGAAATCCACGAAGGGCGCCGCGGGGCTGACGAAGCAAGAGTTGCTCGATATGGCGGGAGCCTTCCAGAAAGTCACCACGTTCAGTGACGAAGCGGTCCTCAGCACGGAGAACGTGCTACTGACGTTCACCCAGATTAAAGGCCCGCTCATGCAGCAGGCCGTACAGGCCGTGCTGGATATGTCCACGGCGCTGGGGACTGATCTGCAGGGCTCCGCGATTCAGGTGGGCAAGGCATTGAACGATCCAATACTCGGCATGACGGCCCTGCGCCGTGTGGGCGTTTCCTTCACTAGTGAGCAGGTTGAGGTCATCAAGAAATTGCAGGAGACGGGCCAGACCGCAAAGGCCCAGCAGCTCATCATCGCCGAATTGAACACGGAGTTTGGCGGCAGTGCCAGCCGGGCGGCGGACACGTTCGGGGGCCGGATGGCACAGCTCAAGAACGCCCTCTCGGAGGTCCAGGAGACGATAGGGATGGCGCTTCTGCCAGTTCTGACAACTCTGGCCCAGAAGGCGTCAGCGTTTCTTCTTGAGCACCGCGACCAGATTCAGGCTGTTATCGACAAGTGGGTGCGGTTCACTTCCAGCGACATTATTCCTGCGATCATCGGCTTCCTGCGGGATGCGAAGGGGCCAGCCGAAGCTTGGTTCGCCGTTTTCCGTGTGGGGCTCGAGGACGTGAAGAAGGTGTTCCTCTACATCATTGAGAACAAGGTGCTC